AGCAGGTGGTTATGGTGGTAATGGCACATGGAAGTTTGAACAATTTGGTCAGGTAGTATTAGCTTGTAACGACAACAATAAAATTCAAGCATGGACTATTGGTGTATCTACTGCATTTGCAGATGTAGCAGCATCAGCTCCTATAGCTAAAGATATTGCTGTAGTTCGTGACTTTGTTTTTGCAGGAAATATTAGTATAGGCTCACAGCCAGACAAAGTTCAATGGTCAGATATTAATGATGAAACTGACTGGGTATCTGGTGCTACAAGTCAAAGTGATTTTCAAATAATTGCTGATGGCGGTAATGTTCAAGCAATAACAGGTGGTGAGTTTGGTGTTGTGTTGTTAGAAAAATCTATAGTTAGATGTTCATATGTAGGTAGTCCTCTCTTTTGGCAATTTGATGCTATTTCTAATGGACTAGGTTGTTTGGAAGGTAATTCTGTTGCTAGGTATGGAAACATTACTTTCTTTTTAGCAGATGATGGATTTTACTCTACAGATGGACAAACAGTAACAAATATAGGATTAGAAAAATTAGATAGATGGTTTTTTGGTAGGGCTGATTTAACAAAACTTAATACTATGAGTGTTGCTATAGACCCTGTTAAAAATCTTGTCGTATGGAACTATGCTGATGTAGATGGTAACAGAAGAATACTTATTTATAATTGGCAGCTACAAAAATGGTCAAGAGCTGAAACTACATCAGATGTCGTAGGTACTATTGCTACATTGGGAGAAACATTAGAAACTTTAGAATCTATTTTAGGTTATACAGACATAGATACTATGCCAGTAATATCACTAGATTCCAGATTGTTTATTGGAGGTAAGTTTCTATTTGCAGGTGCAAGGGCAGATAAAATTGTAGTATTTACAGGTCAGTCTACAACACCACAACTAATCACTACAGACATAGAAGTTGGTTACAATTCTGTAGCTACACTAGCAAGACCACAAATAGACAATGGCACAGCACAAGTTGCAGTAGCTAGTCGCAGAGAATTAGATGACAACATTATTTTTGGTACATTTGTTCCTGCTACAACAGAAGGCAGATGCAGTTTAAGAAGTGCAGGTAGGTATCATAGATTTAATGTACAACCTACAGGTAACTGGACAACAGCTATGGCAGTAGATGTAGATGTAAAACCACAAGGTAATAGATAATGCCTAGAATGTATCGTACACTTCCCTATCAAGGTGGTGACCCTAGATTAGTGTCCGAAGTAGTTAATAACGCTATGAATGGTAAAACCAATAATAGTGGCACTTTTACTTTAGCAACATCAGTGACAGAAACTACTGTTGCTAATGAAAGGGCAGGTTTTGATTCAGTAATTTTATTATCACCAAGAACTGTAAATGCAGCAGCAGAATCAGACTATACATATATTAAAACAAAAGTTAAAGGTAGCTTTGTTGTAGGACATAGAAATACATCTAATACTGATGTAACATATGATTATATTATTGTTGGATAAATTTTATGAAACTCTATGTAGTGCCTACGAATCAAGTGCAAAGATTTTGGTATCTTGCAGAACCTTTATTACAAAAAGCATTAGACAAAGGTAACAACGAATTTACTAGCGGTCAGTTAAAACTGCTAGTTACACAAGGTCAGCAACAATTACTATTAGTAATGAAAGACGAGATTTGTTATGTAGCACTCACTGTACAATGGATTAACTATCCTAACGACAGAGTAGCTTATATAACTTATATAGGCGGTAAAAATACAAAAGCAGGAATGGAACAGTTTAAACAGTGGGTTAAAGAAAATGGTGGAACTTCAATACAGGGTTCTACTAAATTTGAAAGCATTACTAAACTGTGGAATAGGCTTTACGGATTCAATAAAAAATATCAATTAATGGAGTTGAAAATAGAATGATTAAGTTAAAAATATGGTTATATAACTGGCTTGCTAAAGATTTAGGCAAATTAGGTAGAGAGGGAGATACTGAACTTGCTCATGTTAATACATGGGAAGCTAATCTTTTAAAAGCACATGGTGGTTCAGGTACAATTAATCCTGTTACTGGATTGCGTGAATACAAAGGTGGTGGTGGTGGTGGTAGTAGTCAAACACAAACAACCACACAAAATATTGACCCTGCTATCTTGCCATACATAACCTATGGTTTAGGACAAGCAAAAAATTTGTACCAAAGACAATCTCCAAGCTATTATCCAAGAGCAACTTATGTTCCAGCATCCTCAACTACAAAAACAGCATTAAGTTTAGCAAGTGATAGAGCAAGAACTGGTAGTCCATTAGTACCAGAAGCTCAATCAACAATTAGTGATTTGCAATCATCAGTAAATCCTGCATTATCAAACTTTAGCTCATTAAGGGGAGGAATACCTAGTGGAGCTTTAGCAGGGACAGAAGCTACAGCAAGAGGAGATTACCTATCAGCAGGTAATCCATATTTTTCCAGTATGATGGCAAGTGCAGCAAAACCAGCAGTAGACCAATTTAATTCAGCTATTAGAAACATTGGTAGTAGAACAGCAGCATCAGGTAGATATGGTTCAGGTGCTATGGGTGAAATGGAATCACAAGCATCAGAAAATCTAGCTAACGCTTTAACTGACAAAGCAGCTCAACTAGCTTACAGTAACTATGGCAATGAAAGAGGTATGCAAGAACAAGCAGTAGCTAGATTAGGTGATATTACTAATCAAACATTTAACCAAAGATTAGCAGCAGCTCAAGGTCTTGGTAGCTTATCAGAGCAACAAGCAGCAAGACAAATGAACGCAGCTCAATTAGCTCCAGAAATGGCTATGGCAGATTATTCAGACATAAATCAATTAGCTAGAATAGGTCAGACACAAGAGGAGTATGCTAAAGACAAACTAAATGCAGATATAGCTAGATTTGAGTTTAACCAAAATAAACCATACAGTAAATTAACAAGTTATCTATCAGCGGCTTATGGTGCTCCAGCTCCAATTAATCAAACCACAACAGGTTCTTCTAGTGGAGGGGGTAAATAATGGGTGCTCCAGTATTAGGAGGAATGGGAATAGGTGCAGCATTAGCTTTAGCTCAAGGTAGAGACCCTTTTAAAGCAGCAGCTATTGGTGGTGTAACTGGCGGTATGTTTGGTGGTTCAGATGGTTTTGGCTCTGGATTTGAGTTTGACAAAATGGGATTTGATTTAGGTTCTGGTGCATTAGCAAACACAAACAATCAAGGAGCAAATCTGTTAGGTGGTGCAAATACTTCTGTAGGCACAAATGGTTTAATAGGAACATCAAACAACCTACAAAATGTAACAGGTAGGGTCACAGGTCAAGGATTTAGCCCTTACAGCACAGACTATGTATTAAATACTGATGCTTTAATGAATGACAATGCAATAGCTAATACAGCACAAACAGCACCATATCCAGCATTTGATAAAATAACTAAATCTACACCAGAAGAAATAGCAAAGGCAAAGGGAGGCTATGAAAAACCTTTATATGAAAGGGCATTTGATAGCGTAGTAGGTTTTGCAGAAAAAAATCCAATCGCAGTAGCTACATTAGGTATGACAGCATTAGGTGGCGGTAGTGATGCTAGCCCACAACAAATAACGCAATCAGTAGGTAAAGTTGCACAACAAGCATACAACCCAAGTCAGGGCAACATATTAAAAGTAAGGAGAGCGTAACATGGCAGATTCATTGCTAGATTTTGATTACAACACAATGATAGATAAAGCATTGGGAACAACTAATCAGCCATTTAAAGGGCTTATTAATGACCCTAACTATGAGGACTCTCTAAATATAAATACATTATTAGGTGGAGGTCTTGGTTATGTTAATTCTTTATATAAAGGCAAAACACTTGCTGAAAAATTACTTGCAACTGCTACTGGGGCTAAAGCAGCAAGAACAAAAGGTATAAATGATGCTGTTACAAACCTATTTAACCAACAAAAATTTAACAAAAATCTTTTAGATATAAATAAAGCAAAACAAGATATTTTAATTAATCAAGACAAGATAGGTTCTTTTGGTGAAGAAGCACTAATAAGACAAAATAAAATAATTGATTTGCAAAATAAAAATTATTTAACTAGCTTACGAAATGTAGGTATTAAAGATAGGTTTAAACAGCTTCAAGATAAAGCAGATGGTGGTGATTTAGATGCCTTAAAACAATTACAACAGTTTGCTGTTGAACCACAAAAATTCATGGAACTAGAGCAGTCAAAAGATATTAACAATTTAGATTACTCTCAAGGTGAATTGAGTGCTGCTAGATTATTTAACCTAGATGTTAGAAATAGAAAAAATTGGACAACAGAACAAGAAGCAAATTTTAATGCAGTAGTTAATGCTCCAAGTGTTCAAGAAGCAGCTAAAATAAATCGTGAAAATATGGCGGCTCATAGAGATGACCCTATAAATGTTCCACTTGTAGAAGTTCTTAATGTAAACGAAGAAATTGCAAGAATAAGACAAAGTAATAAAAATACAGTTAATAACAATGTTACTAAAGAAGTAATGGAAAAAGCAATGCCAATAGGAAAATTTGAACCTAATCAGCAATATCCTCAAGGTGGATTTAAAGCTAATGATGGAAAATTGTATTCTATGGATGATTGGAATAAGTTAGGTATTGAAAGGCAAAATGTAATGTCATTAGATACTAATAGAACTGAAACAAATGAAAATATTAAAAAAATATTTACAGATGCAAGAACTGATGCTCAATCAGCACAATATGGTGCAAGAAATATAGATAGAACAAATAAAGCTGTTGAAAGAATATTAGATAATCCTGAAAAATTTGCAAAATTATTTAGCACATTTGGTGGTCGTTTACCAATAGCTATAAACAAAGCTACAGGCAAATTTATTGCAACTGAATCTGATGCTCAAGACATTGCTAGTTTGTTAAATACTATTAAAGGGCAAACATTTACAAATGAAATTCAAGTTATGAGAAATAACAACAAAACTGGTGGTGCTGTTGGTAATGTTTCTGATAGAGAGGTAGCAATGTTTCAAAACATGGCAGCTAACTTAACTTATGATGGTACTCCAGAAGAACTATGGTATCAATTAAACTTATTAAGAAGTCAAGGTGAAGCAACAGTTAAAATTTATACAGACAATTTTGCTAAATATTATGGTGATGACCAAGCTAATAGATACAAAATTCAAGACTTATCTGGAGACTACACTAAACAGTATAATAATAATTGGAAAGAAACAATAAATGCTGTTCGTGGTGATGCTGTTAGTAAGAAAATAAATGCTGCTAACCCACAAATTCCACAAGTTAATACTAAAGAAGAAGCATTAGCATTGCCTAAAGGAACAATTTTTAAAACTCCTGATGGTAAAACAAGGAGAAGATAGTGGCAGAAGATTTTTCACAATTTGCAGAAGTTGAAGATTTTTCACAATTTCCAGAAGTAACTGAAGAAAAAACTTTATCTGGGCTTGGTGAAAACCTTGCAACTGATGCAACAAATTTAGGTGGGGCTGTTGCTGATATGGTCTTATCTCCACTTGATACAGCAGGAGCTGTTACTGATTTAGCTGTTACAGGAGCTACAAACTTACTTCCTGAATCTGTTGTTGATGATTTGTATTCTTATGAAGATGACCCAAGCTCAATGCAATACAAACTAAATGAATTTTTAAAAAGCAATAAAGCTACAGAATTTTTAGCTACACAACCTAGAGAAAGCTATGAACAAATGGGTGATGTTATAGCTGAAGATGTTAAGTCTTTAATAAACGACCCTGTAGGTAGAGCTTATAAAAAACCATTAACTTCTTTATTAGAAGTAACTGGATTAGGTAGAGTTGGAACTACTGTAGCCAAAACTGGTAAGTTTGGAAACACAGCAGCTAATGTTGGAAATAAAGTAGATAAAGCATTAAATTATGTAGACCCAGTATCAGGAGCGGCAGGTCTTATTGGGAAAGGAGCTGATTTTGTAAAAGATTCTCAAATGGTAAAGTATTCTCAAAACATTATTAAAAACAAAGGCACAGAATTAGGAACAAAGTATGGCTTTAAAATATTACCATCTACATTAAAAGATAGTGGTGGCAATTTAATTAGTAGAGTAGGTGAAAAATTAGCAGGTGGAAAAAGAACATCAGAGGGAATTATTGATTTTAATATAAAACACGCAGATAAGCTATTAAGAAAACACGCAGGTGTTACTGAATCTACAGCTTTAGGAAAGGTATATGATACTTTAGCTAAAAAATCTAAACCATTCTATGATGACATTGCAAAATTACAAGGAAAAACTAAACGAGTTCGTGATGACAAAGTTGTTATCAGTGATGTAAAACAAAAACAAAGAGGAGCTCCAGATAGAACTGTTCAAAGACAAGAAACAATAGAAGGTACAAAAACAGTTCAAGATATACAATCAGGTCAAAGCATTTTAAACAAAATAGAAAGCCAGAAGAAGCTTAACAAAAAAGCATATAAAGACTCAAGAAAAGAAAGCTCTAAAGTAACTCAAGAAGTGCTAGATGAAAATGCAGCTAAACTAGATAATCTTCATAATGAGTTAGATAGAACTATTGCTTATAACAAGTCACTTGCAGAGCAAAGAGGAGCTTCTGCTAAAGAGCTTGAAAAGTTTGACTCTATGGCAAGTAATCTTAAAAAAGCGAGAAAAAATTATGCTATAGGTCACAGTATAGAAAATGCACTAAACCCAGATGGAACAATTAATCTTAAAAAGTATGCAAATGCAAACAGAAATAATGCATCCGTTACAGGTCAAGCTAGAGCAGTTATAGATTTTTACGATACAAATCCAACACTGTTTAAACAGAAAAGTGATTTTGGGAAAACAACTGTTCAGTCAATTTTAGAAAATCCTGCTACTAAAGCATCTGCGGTTGGTGCTGCAACCCTTGCAACACCCTTCGCTCCACTTGCCCCTCTCGTTGGTGGTTCAGTATTCGCTGCTGATTTAGCTATTCCCTCTATATTAAGGTCTAATATTGCTCAAAAAGGATTACTTAATAAACCTAGAGGAAGTGATGTTTTAAATTTGTTGAGTAATAAAAAAGCATTAAGAACAGGAGTTCTTACACCTAGCTTATTAGATTCTTCTAATATGGAATATTTACCAGAACTACAATATATGCAAGGAAATCAATAATGCCTGATATTAACCCACAAGAATTTGGAAGAATGAAAGAACAGATAGAGCAATTACAGAAAAGCCAAGATGAACTTTCAAGAGACATGAAAGCAATGTTAGCACTAGCTAATCAATCTAAAGGTGGCTTTTGGGCAGGTATGGCAATCGCTGCATTTATATCCTCAATAGTTACTATTGTGTTTAAACAATGGATAAACTAAAAAAAATACTGTTTAAGCCTATTACTTTAGCTTTAACCTTATTAGCTGTATTACCTATTACACCTATCATTGCTTGTTTACTTTATGGATGGATATATTAATGGACAAACTAAACATTTTCCTAAAAAGATTATCTGAAAGCACTACCTCTTGTATGGTTATGATGACACAAGGCAATCTACTAGCTATTACTTTAGGTCATTGGGGTAAGGCATTACAGGTAGGTGTCATTGCAGCAGTAGCTACTTTAGCTGTTGTTATTTATGGTAACAAAGATTGGTCAGATAACAAGTTTGCTATGGCTGGAATCATAGGATTCTTTACAGCCGTTGCAGATATAATGACTCATCCAACACACTTTGGTGGAGCATCTACAGAAGCAATTGTTACAGGAATAGGAGCAGGACTATTATGTCTTGCTATGTCAAATGTATGGAGTAAAAAATAATGATACAAGCATTATTACCATTGATTGGGAATGTTATAGATAAGGTTGTTCCTGACAAGAACGCTAACGCAAAAGCAAAAAGAGAGATAGAGAAGTCTCTTACTGATAACGCTAACAAAATATTACTAGCACAAACAGAAATTAATAAAGTAGAAGCAGCTCATAAAAATTTATTTGTTGCTGGATGGAGACCTGCAATCGGATGGTCTTGTGCATTGGGAGTCTTTTGGTTATTTATTGGTCATCCTTTGGCTACATGGATAGACCATTTAGATGGAACAGCACAAACATTACCAACAATAGATTCAGAAATATTACTTGAGCTTGTATTTGCTATGCTTGGAATTGCAGGATTAAGGACACTGGAAAAGATAAAAGGTCTAACTAAATGATAAAAGCATCTCCTAATTTTACTGTAGATGAATTAACTTTTAGCGAAACAGCAGCAAGAAAAGATATAGACAACACACCATCTCAAGAAGTGTTAGATAATCTATTAATAACAGCATGGAGCATGGAAAATGTTAGAGAACTACTTAATAATAATCCTATACTTATTAGCAGTGGCTATCGTTGTTTGGAGCTTAATACATTACTCGGCAGTAAGCCAACTTCGGCACACATTAGAGGACTGGCTTGCGACTTTACTTGCCCAAAGTTCGGTGACCCTCATGACATTGTGGATGCTATTTTTAGGTCTGATATTCTTTATGACCAGATTATTCTGGAATTTGATAAATGGGTTCATTTGGCTTTTCCAGAAAATGGAAAGAGTGCTAGGAAAAAAGCGTTAATCATTAACAAGAAAGGAACAATGATATACTCTCAATAATGGATATATTACTTATAGCCAAGCACATGATGGACAAAACAATAGATGATATTGATATTGTTTATGGTGAAAACACAATGACTATATTTTTAGATGATGGCTCTAGTGTTGAACTGATTGTTGATTCTATACATTTAAACACAACAGAATATGACTCGTAAACAAAAAAACCTATTAAATACATTAGCATCTTTAGCAACAGTTATTTTGGTGTTATTGCTAATATACTTCATATTCTTACTATTTCTTGTTTAAACGCTATGTTTTGGCTTCGCCAGAGGCTCGTGGTGAGGTTTTCTTTACTCATGTGATAGGTAACTTAAATAAATCTTTTTGCTTTAACATATAGCTAGGATGACTTCCATTAACAAAAGTTGCTTTTTTAAATAAATTTTCAGAATCAATCCATCCTACAATATCTCCTCCATCATCATTCAATATTACCTGCACATAATAATCGCAAGGCTTTTTTTTATGATATTCGGTTATATAAATATTTCCATTAGGGTTTCTTGTTGATTTAACATCTATTGACTTATTATTCCAATGCAAATCTATAGGGTTCTTTTTTTCATTTATAGAAAAATCAGGCATAACATTTAAATATTGTGCCACTATATACTCCCCTTTAAACCCATCTATATCCATGTCGTATTTATCTTGCTTACTTACTTGCCTGTCATAATTAAATTGCATTGCATTTTTCCTTCTAACTGTTCCAAAAATGTCGCACAACATTAACTCATGCCTATTTAATTTTATATTAAGCATATATCTTTCTCCCAGCAATAGTTAAAAGATTGTCTATAGCTAACTCTAAATCTCTTTCATAGTACATAGGCTTGTTGCCACCTAGAAAACGATAGTTAATGGCTTGTTTTTGTTGCTTTGGTAAGTCGTCTATAATAGAGTCAACAATCTTAACATTGTCTATATCAGATTCAGATACCATATCCTCAAACACTTCAGAAGTAGACTCACCTCCTGTTGAAAAATAAGATGTTTTGTTAGGGTAACCTAACCTATGGCTATCTTGTTTCATCCACCTTGCCCAATCTTCTAATATGTTCATGAGCCGAGCTATCCTCATTTCTTGCTTAATCCACCCAGTATTGTTCCCCAGTTACTTGCTTTTCTTTTCTGTTGTGGTGTCATAGGTTTTGGCATTACAAAGCCGTATTCTTCTTGTATTCTATCTAATGTTCCTGCATAAACACCTGCATAAGCCGAAATTCTACTTCTACTAGCATCAGGATTTTTTTTTATAAACTCTTTTGCCCTTGTGCCAAACTCATCATACTTTTCTTTTGTGTATCTACTCATGATATATCTACCTCTCTACAAACCCATTTGTTATTCTTCTTATGCCACCCTTGAACAAGTAGCACCCAATTTGCTTCTCTTAAATGGTGAATAGCATCACTATCCTCCATCTTCTTTACCCTTGCACTAATGTTACTGTAGCTAGTAACTTGGATTCCTACTGTGTTGCCTTTAATATCTATTGCTAGTAAATCTATTATGCCAAACAAGTCTTGTCGTATCTTGGCAAATGCGTTCCATCTCTCTACGATAGCGACTAAAGGGTAATCACCACTATCCCGTAGCTTCTTCAGAGTCCTTTGCGTTGGGCTTATCGCCATCTTTTTTATCCTCCTCTCTGACAACATTGCCTTTAAATATTCTGTTCCAATTTTCTTCTAATTCTTCATCAGTAATATCTTGCTTTCTTTTTCCACTACCCTTACCCATCACAATCCCTCCTTGCTTTACATACTTTATGTTTATCATAATATCTTACGCTGTTGTTTTTCATGTCTATGTTTTTAATTTGTGTATCTTTTGGTAGGTGTATATATTCTTTGTTTAAACACTTGTATTCCATTTCAACTTTGTTTGGGTCTGGATAGTGCAAGTCTACATATAAAACAGCTTCTTGACAGCTATTAAACGACCCAACATATTGCCAATCAGTTAAAGGTTCTGGTGCTAAATTTATTATCATTACAAATGCAAACTCAATCATGATTTACTCCTTAAAGTTTCCTTTAGTTATAATCCTTCCTGTTAGTTCATGTGCAATATTAAAATCTTTTTTATTGTAAGTCATTGTAAATTTATATCCATCATATATAAACTGATGTTCTTTCCATTCATCTTTATTCTTTTTTAGTGCTTCTTTTCCCTTCGCCATCTTCCTCACTCCAATATACATTAACTATCGTTTCACACTTTGGGCAATTATACTGACTCCATATTAAATATTTACTATCCATATCATCATCATTATCCCAATCATTTCCCCATATCATTTTTACATCTTTACATTTAGGACAACTGATATTCATTTCTTCTCCTTACAAAAACCTGATGAATTAAACTCTCCCATTTCTGTGTTTAAACAACACCACCATTTCCCATTAGAATATATTTTTGCTTTCTTTTTACATGAATGGCAAACGGGATTATTTGGTATCTTTATCGGCTTTGCAGATTCCATGATTTTCCTTTATGTCATACCAATTAAAATAGCAATACCATTTCTTATCACTATCCATGAACATAGCATCACGACCACATTTATGGCAAACAAACTTATCGCCATATAAAAATACTTCTTGTTTATTAATCTTCATCATGCAATTCGTCATCTATCCATTCATCTTGCTTGGCTTTAACTTCTAAAAGTTTTAGTTCTGTTTGATGAACTTTAATCATTTGTTCAAGATACCATATTGCTTTCTTACAGTCATCTATCTTGTCAGTTAATTTTTCTGACTTCAATCCCTCTCTACTAATATACTTTAGTGCATTGCCTTTGATGTAGCCATAGAACTCATCTTTGCTCATCTTGGCTTGCATATATTCTATTGTTTCTATACCCCCTTTCTTGTAATGGTCAGGGTTTATCGTATCACTCATTTTTACTCCTTATAATCATTAGGTAAAACTCATACATTGTTCACTCTGTTTAAACTTACTTTGCAATTAAAATTAAGGCTTGATTAACCAACAAGGAACTTAATTATGTGGACAAAACCATCAGCTACTGAAATGAGATTTGGCTTTGAAGTTACAATGTATGTAATGAACAAGTAAAAAAAGGGGGCGGTCAGCCCCCAATCCCCCTAGTTAAAACGGCACATCTTCTGACACTTGGTCAAAACCTTCTTTAGCTTGTGGAGAAGTTGAATTACTACCTCCTTCATCCGTAAAAAATACCCTTGTATTACCCAATATAGCACCTCTAGTCCCAGCTTCTCTTTCTTCTGCTGTTACTGATTGAGTTACCATACCATTGTTGTCATATTGGTCTTTCTCATCTAAATTAACAAATGCTGTTAAGTTAAGATAAGTGCCTTTCTTACCATCAATAAGTTTAGACTTATCAATTTTTGTTACATCAATACTTGCTGAAATTCCTACTGTTGCCATTAGTTATTCTCCTTAATAAATTTAACTGAATCCATGACCTCTACTGCAAACTCATGAATATCTCTTTCTAGACGACCTATTAAATCATCATCTCTTTCTACTCTTTTGATAAAGAGTTTATAGTCACCAAAATCAGGGTGATAGCAAACAAAATCACACCACTTCCTACCTGTGCAAGCCATCTGCCATTGCATTTGATGAATATATCTTTTTGGAATTACTGCGTTTTGCAATATTTCCGTATGCGTTGTTGCTTGGGGGCATTTTATTTCTATTAAACCCTCATCTCCTACCATTCCATCAGGACTAGCCCCTGACATCATAACTGTTGGGTGGTCTACAAAACCTTCCTCTTTAACATCTACATCTTTAAGTAGCCCTAGCTTTGCTATATAAGCGTTTCTAGCCTCATCTTCATACTCAACCCCATGTCTCATAGCCTCATTCATAAATATCTTTACAGGCTTTCCTGTCAGTTGCTCGGTAATGAGTTGTGTTCTATACTTTCTTTTGTATTGGCTCTCACCATTCTTAACTTTAACAATCACATTGTCTACATTACTAGCAGTGACTTTACCTACCCTCGCTGCAAACCATTCCTCTGTGCGTTGTTCCATTGTTTAAACATCCTTTTTAATTTTTTCTATAAATGGCATACATAACTTTCTGTCTGCCTCGTTTAAACCATTAAAGTATTGTCTAGCCGTAGCTACACCTTGCTCTTTATATATGTTCTCTATACGCTCTAGAACATCTGCTTCAGGCAAATCCTCACCATAATAAAGGTGAAGCGAAATTCCAAAAAGAGCAATGCCTTTTGCTAGACACCTTTGCATAGCCGTATTTAATTGCATTGTATTAGGATTCTTAATGGCTTGATTCTTAAAATCTAATACAGGTAGTTGAGATGTCATCTCTTTACCAAATGCTCTGACTGTGCAGAACACCATCATACTGCCATCAGGTAATGTATATGGCTCTCTGTAGTCCCATGTTGCTGAATCATCATGTTGCAATAAAGTATCTACTGCCCATGCCCATGATAGATAAGTAAACTTACCTTTCTTTTCTGTGTATTTACTAACATCTATCTTTCTTAACTCTGCGTATTTACTCATGACTTACCCCCAAATATTTCATTTATAATTTGTTGTTTGTAGGCAAGTTGAGACATCTGTTCCATCTCTTGATAGTCTTTAGCCATTTCTTGTTGTAATTGGTCTTGTGATTCTACTTGCTGAACTGCAAGTGCTAATTCTGTTGATTTACTCATGGTATTTCTCCTTTCTTGTTAAAAGTTAATATACTTTACTACTGTTAATTTTATTTGTCAAACTCTTATTTACTTTATCCCAATTTTTAGATTTATAAACTTTTCCATCTCTACTTGTTGCTTTATATTCAACATCTTTAAAACTTTGTTTAAACGCTTTAATAAACTCATTAGCAGTTAGCATGGTCTCTCCGAAAATCTCTGTTTAAACTTGTTAAACCAAAAAGAAAATGTCCCCTCAAACGGATGATTTCTTTGTTTCTGAACCATTAAGTATGAAGTGCAAGGGTTATCACCTTCCTCTAATTCCCCTAACATCTTTGCCTGTTCTATATCTTTTCTTCTATGCAAACAGAGAATATTGTCTGTTAGGTTTCTAATGTGGCTACTCCCTAAAATATGTGAAGCGTCAGGTATCACTGTTTCATCTGCTAATTTTTTAGTATGAGCAACCAAGAACACATGAATGTTAAGGTCTCTAGCAAGGCAACTAATTTTGTTGATAAACTTTTTCTGACTTGCATAATCATCTTCTGCAATGCTATCTACTTTCATCAAACTGTCTATAACAAAAACATCACAATCATGCACATTTTTTCCAAAGTGTAGACTTGCTACCAAATCATCTTCAGATGTTGTTCCTTGTGCATTAAATAACCACAACTTATTTTTGTATTTTTCACAAAACTCCTCAATATGTTGGTCATTCGCTTCTCTAATTCCTGTCTGTTGAATCATTTTTGCTATCTGTATAACAGGTCTCATCTCCATACTTGCTACTAAAACATTTGTATAGGTCATTAAGTTAAGTAATACCTGTGATAAAAAGGTAGTTTTTCCTGACCCTGAACTGCCTGTCAAAATTGTTACCTCTCCTCGCCTTACAAGAAAATTACTATCCTCATCAGTTTTTTGAAAGCCTAAAGAAAACCCAGAGTTTTTCTCATTACGATAATAATTTTTTACATCATCTACTAAATTATCTGTCGTCTTTACTTTAAAATCTGTTTCTTCTTCATAGAAACCACCCTCTTGCAAAGTTTTTCTGTTGATAGTCAACTGCTCTACAATGCTACCGACATCAGTTTTCATAAAGCACCTCTGATTTGTGTTGGTGATTTAGGATTATCATTCCACCTTTCTTGATTAATGATAACTTCAGGGCTAGGATTAAAACCCTCTAACCACTCTCTCGTTTTTTTCATAGTAGCAGTCCAAGAAATAATTTTTTTTGAAATGTCATCAAGTTTTTTTGATTTCCATTTTTCTAAACAACCTTTCTTGTTTACTTTTCTTTTGTCAGGTAATGACTCCCACCATTTTTCAAAATGTTCAGCAGTGCCTTTTACAACTTCAGATTTTAAAACTGATAACATTGATTCTTTTTTTAGGTCTTGCTCTGTTACTTCATAGAACCAATTTTTTGCGTTTAAACTGTCATATATTTTTTTTAACTTTTCCTCATCTTGTCTTAAACGAAAAGCACAAGATTTCATGTCAGGTAATATACCATTAAACTGCGAAGCCAAATCCCACGCTTCTCTTAAAAACAATCTCTCTGTTTCTGACAACTCCATGTAAGTTACATCATTTAAAATATCGCCACCATACATTTTATACCAACTCATTTTATTTTTATGTTTGTAATGTTGGAACTTGTCCCAATTTTTTATTTTAAACATTATTTTTCCTTTTTATGTTTAAACAGTTTTTGTTAAATACTCCTGAATTTCGTATTGTCTTAATTTTGGAATCTGCTTATTGATAAACCATTTTGAAACTGCTTGTCTACTGATTTGTAATTTGTCTGCAATGTCAGATTGATTTCTAAAATTTTCTAGCAGATATTCAAATGTAATTTTTTCCATTTCTTAACTCCTTGTTAATTGATTGAGATGTCATCTTATGATGAACAAAAAAGATTGTCAAGTAAAGTCTGAAAAATAAACATCATCATTACCCATATATATATTCTTTTCTAATCTTATCTTATCTGTTATATACATTGTCTAGAGGTTGTCTAGAGCCTCTCTAGAGTTTGTATGTTTAAACATATAAATCAATAACTTAAAAATAATAAATAAAAAGGTTGACATTTATTTACATAGTATGTCATTATGTCTTTACATTAATAAAAGGAGAGCAAAAATGAATTGTGACAAGGAGTATGAATACGAAGTGATTGGTTACTTACTAGCAAAAGTTGACCAAGAGACAGGTGAAGAAGTATTGAACAGGCATGGAGATGTAAAGTTGTTTAAACACCTAGACAATACGATTGATGTTCTAGGATTTTCAGAAGAATCAGTAGAGGAGATACCACAATGAGTAAATTACCAATAGCAAAAATAGATAGAAGTCATTTTATTAATTGGCTTTATCACGATAACCATGAACTTGAAGATTTAGCGTGTGAAGTTATATGCTCTATAGACCAGAGTGGTTCTTATAGTTTAGATATAGATGACCTTTATGGTGGTCTAGGTGGATTCTATGCTAAAGACATGATTGAAAACTATGAAGAATTAAAGACATACATAGAATCTTGCGAGGGATATGATGATGGATGGTTGGATAATCCCTCTGCATTTATAGAAGTTAAATGGATAGAGGGGGAATAGATATGAAAATAGATATAGATAGTTACATTGATAGAGAAGAAGATGTAGAAACTTATGGTGAGCGAATATATTTAAGTGCTAGTCGTTTAATAGAAGATATTGTATTTAAGCTAAAGAACGACCCTGATAATAAAGACATTATAATTGAAGTAGATATTTATAACGATTAAAGGAGTGTTTAAACATGAAAATACAAGTCAATACAGAAGTTCGCTCTATTTATGAGTTATCGGATAAAGAGTATGACCGAGTTACTAAAACAATGGAAAGTAAGGGTTACTCATGGAAAGATTTATCTGACTGTGAGATTGCTCAAGTTTATAAAAACAATGGGAAATTGATACTAGAAGAAACTACATATCAAGAAAACCCTATTTCTAATAAGGAGAGTAAAAATGAATATAATTAATTATAAAGAAAAAGGTTGTCCACAATGCAATACAGAATATCAATGTTTTGATTGTGAGTGTTTTGAAATGCAATGGCTAAAAGGTTACACCTTGCAAGATAATTTAACATGGGAAAAGGAGAATTAAGATGAAAATAATAGCGTGGAAAATAGTTGGATATGATGAAGATAACAACGAGGTTGAAATAGATATACATAAAAGCCATGTAGCAAATGTTGTTGATGATTATATAACTGAAGAATATGAGGAGTATGAAGATGAGTAATTATGACTACGATATAGATATAAACATACCAACAACAGTTAGATTAGATAATGGCAATGTTTTAGATTTAAAGTTAGATGGCAGAGTTATCAGTGATTTAACATTAGATAGAATTTTTCAAGACATTGATGATTTTTTAGAAAATGAATTTCAAGGGGGGATTCAGTGATGATTAATTTTTTAATGGAAGATAAAGAAGTAGAAATTTTTTTGAGATTTAAGGCATGGAAAATGAACCTGATTGATAAGTGGGAAGTTTATCCATTTTGTTATGAGTATATAAAAAATAATTTAATATCAAAATCATTTGTTGTTGACACTGCAAAAGAAGTATGCGATATTAAATCTGAAGTCGTTGACATGAGATTAGACGACATATCTAAAATGTAAAAAGGAGTGTTTAAACATGGAAAGACGAGACGAAGATTGGATTAACCCTGATGAACCAAAGATGGGTTACAACGGATATTTTTTTGAATTAGATGATGATGATGAAATAGAAGTGGAAGTGGAGTTAGAAGATGATGAATAATAATGATGAAATTTTAGAAAGTTTATATGATGAAGCTTATCAGGAAATTTTAGATGATGAACATGAGAATAAAGAGAATCCTGATTATAAGGTCTTATCTTGTGAACAGAAATATGAGAAAGCCTATCAGATAACCATGATGAAATTCTTAAAAACGGGAATGGTATAGTGTCAACTACCTTATTTAAATCGCACCACGAGGCTTATATGAAGCCGTTTTTTAGCGTTTAAACAGAATATTACTAACATGAAGCTTTATAATTAATTGTAATTAATAGTTGACATTATTATTCAGCTATGTAACAATGTCTACATGGTGCTAATTCGCACTTAACAAAAGGAAATAGCATGGACTTGTTTAAACAAGCAATTACAAACAAAGTATGTTTTGGTAGGGAAGAAGAAGAAGTAAAAGCAATTAAAAGATTATCAAGAAAAGAAGTAAAAGATAATCCACACAATTTAGATTTGCAGATATTAATGCAATATGCAATTAACAATAATTAATAAAAGGAAAATATATTATGAAAGCGACAAGAAAAGAATTATGCACAGATGTAATACAAAAATTGTTCTTTGCAAGTGAGTATCAAGATATTAATGATGATGATTCTATTAGAATTGTGATTGAAGGCACTCAAGATTACAATGGCTCTATGTATAAACATGAAAGTGTGCAAGGCATATTAAAGTTTAATCAAATTAAGGTAGATTGGTGGCAATGGGAAATGGTTGTAGATTGGAAATACATTGTAGATTCACATGTTGATGATGGCTCTTTGATTATTAATTTATCTCAAGAAGTATTAAAAGATGGATTGATAAATATTAATGACATGGCAAATGTAGGGCTTCGTCATAATTTCTTTAAATCACAATCTGCATATGACATTGCATTTGGCAACATTTAAAAGGAGATGAAAATGGACATTAAAAAAGATTTAAGAAAAAAACACAGATTATATTTAGAGTATTTAAATTTTTTAAATTGGGATTCAATTAATTATAACGCTTTTGAGGATACTGATGATGATTTTTTTGAATGGGTTATGAGTTATGAAATTGATAGCGATTGGAAAAAGGAGACTGTTTAAACATGAAAACATATACACTTAAAGAAGTTCTAGCATTGTATGAAGATAACAACGAGTCAGGCTATTACTACGGCTACAAGGGAATAGTTTTAAATGCCATAGAAAAAGGGTATTCTATCTCTGTAAACAATGGCGAAGAATGGTCAACAGATAAGTCTACGGACTACATGGAAGTCATTAAGGATATTGAAACTGTTGATGATTGCGACCTGAATTTTTTTGACAAGTCAGACAAGTATGTCGGTTGGGCTAAAATTATTTTATACAATGATTACAACGAGTCGGTCAGTGATTATACGGCTAATGATGAGATGGAGTCATTGATAAACATAGGGGGGAAAGTGCCATGTTAAACAGATGGGATAGTTTTTTAACGGAAAAAAGGAAGAAAAGAAACTGTAGTATTTTATTTTTTTTAGTGGGAGTTTTTTCCACGATTATTTGTTATGAATTTTTTTAATAGTTTTTTAGTTTTTTATTTTTTAGTTTCAATTTTTTCTTTTATTAGTTTTATTTTTTAAAAAATTATTTTTTCCTTTAATTCCTTTTTGGATTAAATAGTTTTTTAGTAGGGAGTTTAAACACTCCCTATTTTTTTATTTAAAATCAACTTACTTTATCAAATACATAATATTGTTTAAACGCTCTTTTAGTGATAAGTAAAATCAATCAATAAATACTATCAATTATTATTGACATGATGTTAAAATACCCTTACGCGTGTATGCGTGTTTATTAACTTTAAAAAGGAAATTTAAAAATGAATAACAAAAAATACGGCATGGATTATTTAACTAGCGACTTACCAAAGGACGAAGTAAACGAGGACGAGTCATTATATACAGAGGGCGATTGCATTTTATACCAATTTTATTGCGGTAATTTTAGCGATACAGTCAAAAGGTGCTTTTATAACGGAGTGTATTGGAACGACTTGGAAAATTACATTTCAAACAAAGCCCATGAATACGGCATGGATAGAAACGAGGGTGATTTTTTCTCATGGTTTGATGGTTCTTTTTTCGGTGAGTTTGGCTCTAAATTAGAGCGTATTAGAGGGGGTGTTTAAACATGGCATTATTAAAAGCGACTAGTCAAGCCCTAGTATTGCAATATAAAGGCTATTTAAAAAATCTATCTAGCAATTATAAAAAAGCCATGCAAGACGCTCAAAATTATGATTATGATGTAGGAGATGTTTTTCATTATCGTTTTGAAGCTCTTATGGATTCTATTCAATATGATATTGATGAAATTTATAAAGATTTTAACAATTACAAGAGAGGTGTTTAAACATGACAAAAAGACAACGATTTAAAGATATGACAGAAGAAGAAAAAGAAATTTATAATTTTTTGTTAAGTGCTAACGAAAAAGATTATCCAAACATAAAAGATATGATTGATGATTTTTGGCAATCATATTTTTATATGAGAAAATCACCGCTTGATGAATTTGGTTATTTAGGAAATTAAAAGGAGTGTTTAAACATGAATTATAAAAAACACAATCAGCATGTAATTGACTATCTAAACAACAACGGATGGAACTTAAAAGCTTATGAAATTTATGAAAGGATAGAGCAAAAATTATTAAATTAATTTTTTAGTTTTATTTTTTTGAAGCCCTGATTTTTTTAGGGCTTTTTTTTATTTTATTTTTTTGTTTAAACGCTTCTTATTTTTTTATTTTATTTTTCTGTTTAAACAGTGTTATTTTTTTGTGCCTATTTTTTAAGCAATTTTATTTTTCTGTGAATAAGTTGTGGATTAAATCAATAAAAGTTATCCACAAGCAATATTGTATAAAAATTAAGCAGATGTTAAGCAAAATAGAGTAATGCTCTCAATCCCTCTCATATCAAGGGATTCAAGAGGGCTTTCAGAATGGCTCTCTGTGGGCTTTTTAGGGTTGACATAATACCATTACATCAAAGACAGCTTAAATTGTCATATGGGCTTAAAAAGGCTCTTTATGTTGATTTACTGATATTGATTAAAATCATGTAAAAAAGGGGTGATAAGTAATATAAATCAATAATAATTGACATGTTTAAACATTGCTATAAAATACATTTCAGAAACAGCAAAATCGCGGTTTCATAACTTTAAAAAGGAAAGCAAAAAATGAAAACATTAAGAAACGGATATAAATTAGTTCTAAATCATCAAGGCATTGAGAACGGCGTAGTTCTAGCAATGCGGATTGATGACAGCAAAAAAGAGTTCGTAACATGGATTGCTAATGGTAATAATTTAGACAATCTTTGTCATGGCAATTACTTCTTATTAGAACGCGGTGAAAAAGAATATATTGCATTAGATAACGCTTATCAAGAAGCCGTATCAGATTATTTAGCTAGAATTAAATTTTCACCTGATACCGACTTTATGAATATTGAAACTTTAAAAGGGGAAAAATAATGGAAAATATAAACAGAGAAACTTGGTTAAATTTAATGATTGATAAGGCAGTTCCGCTTTTTGATAATGCTGGATTAAAATTTCAGATATCAGAGAAAAATTAAAAGTCTCATGTTCTTTTATTCAAGGTTCAAGGGGTAATAAATTAAAAGATGCAATTGGCGTTCATTACAATCCAACCATATCAGCAGAGGGTTTTCATGAAATGATGATACAGCCTAGCTTATCAGATAGCGTTCAAGTAGTAGGCGTTCTTATTCATGAAATGGTGCATAGTATTCAGACTCATTTGCACCATGATAAGAATGGCTTTTTATCTGTGAAGCCACATGGAAAAGAGTTTCGTAAAATGGCTTTGGCAGTGGGCTTAACTGGAAAAATGACAGCCACAACAGAAAGCCCTGAATTAAAAATTCAGATTGAAAAATGGATTGCTGAAATTGGCAAATATCCACACGCTAAAATGACATTAAATGATAGCAGAGGGAAGCAAACAACTAGAATGATAAAACTTGAATGTGAACATTGTGGTTTTATTTGCAGAGCTTCAAATGGTGCTATAAATAACTTCGGGCTTCCTACTCACTGCGGTGAGGATATGGAAATCGCATAGTTTAAACAGCCCCAAATAAATCAGCCCCTTTTTACAGGGGCTTTTTTATGTCTGAAATTAACTGCTTAAAAATTAATCATGTGGATAGATTGTGGATAACTTAAAATGATGATATAATCCTATCAATTAAGCGTTAAACCTCTTTAATATCAATCTAATTAGACAATCTTAAACCCTTATAAATCAAGGCTTTTAAAGGCTTTGATATATTTAGCGGTGATATAAGCAGATAAAGGTATTAAAAAAGGCTTATAAAAGTATCTAGAAGCTCTCTCACAAGCTTTTATTTAATCAGGTAAGGGGTAACCTTGCCTTATGTTATTCAAACGCTTACAAGAGCTTAAAACAAGCCGTTTAAACATTGTGCTTAATATTTAAGCAGATGTTCACAACTGCGAATAGTTATCCACAACCAATCAAACATAACAATATGAATAATACTAATGATATCAATGACTTACAGGTTATAGACCCAGAGTTATCCACAGGTGATGAAGGCTCAAAGCCAGTGATAGCAAGGGATTCGAAGGAATTGCCTAAAAAAAAGGCAGGGAGACCCCGACACCAAGTTTTAGCGACCACCCGAAATGAGGTTTATGAATTATCTAAAGTAGGTACTAGGTATGAAGATATCGCGACAGTGTTAGGATTCTCTGAAGATACATTGACAAAGTATTATCGTGAAGAACTAGACAAGGGTAGGATAGAAAGCAATGCAATCATTGCTGGAACATTGTTTGAGAAAGCTAAACAAGGTGATACTGCCTCTATGATGTTCTGGTTAAAGACAAGAGCACAGTGGTCTGAAAAAAATACCACAGAATTAACGGGAGAAGGGGGTGCACCCATTAATATCAAAGTAGTAACAGGAATAGATTAAAAAACCCCAGTACCCAAAATTTTATTTTTTTAAAAACACACTATATATCTTATCTATTCTTATCTTATCTGTTATAGACACCCTCTAGACTACCTCTAGAGCACCTCTAGACAGTCTCTATAATTAACTAAATTAGGAAGTATTATGAATGAACAACTTTTAGCTCAAATCATCAACGGAATGAGGATGAATCAAGAACAAGGTGCGTTTGGCAATGTAACTGATAATGAAATGTCTATGTTTTCAGGCAATCCAATGAACGGAGCAGTAGCTGGAAGCAATATAGGTAATGTGAGTGACAATGAAGCAGCAGTGATGGCTCAAGCAGCAAATGAAATGAAAGCACTGCAAGCAAAAGGAGCTGCTGGTAATGGTATATTAACAACTGATGAACTAAATAGATTTGTCTATTTAAGAAATATGTTAAACCCCAATCTACCACAAGAAGAACCTGTAGATTACAACACTATGCCTGTGGACATAGATGGAGCATCTGCTGGAGATGCAATGACTCCAGAAGAATTAAACTTTATATTAAATAGGATGAGATAAATATGTGGTCATGGCACTGGTTTGCAGGATGTCACTTTGGTTTTGAGTGGTATCAAGATATGAAAATGGATGATTCTAAAAACAAAAGATATTTTGATTTTTTTATTATTGATGTAGGATGTTTACGCATACAAAAATGTGAACAAGTGGAAAATGTGTAATGAAACCAATGAAAAGACCAATGAGAAAAAGTCCAATGAAGAAAGGCAAGAAGAAATGCGTAGATGGTTTGAATCTATAGGAGACTGTGTATGAGCTTATATGCCAATATAAACAAAAGAAAGAAAGCAGGCACTAGCAGAACTAAAAAGAAATCTACCATATCAGATAAAGCATATGCAAATATGAAAGCTGGCTTTCCTAAAAAGAAAAAGAAAGCTAAAAAGAAAGCTAAAAAGAAATAGTGGTAGCAAAGAAGAAAGTAAACCTGTCTGTAGGTAGAGGTGAAAAACGCTCTGTTAAACAGGGTGCAGGACTAACGGCAAAAGGTAGAGCAAAATATAATCGTGCAACTGGCAGCAAGTTAAAAGCCCCAGTCACAGGTAAAGTTAAAGCAGGTAGTAAGGCAGCAAAAAGAAGAAAGTCTTTCTGTGCCAGAAGCAAGAGCTGGACAGGTGAACGCGGCAAGGCAGCACGAGCCAGATGGAAGTGTTAGACAAAGCAGCAAGAAATAAGATAGCCAGTAAAATCTGGAGGGCTAATAACCCCGACAAGATACGCAGCAAGAATTACAAAGATAGATACGGCATTACATTAGATGATTACAATGCCATGCTAAAAAAACAAAAACATAGATGTTATTTATGTGGCAGCCATAATGATGACACCAAGTTATATGTAGACCACTGCCATACAAAAAAGACAGTAAGAAAGTTATTATGTCAATACTGTAATACTGGATTAGGTCAGTTTAGAGACAATATAAAAGTAATGAAGAAAGCAGTGGAGTATTTAAAACAATTTAAATAGGGTAACGACCTCGTAAGAGAGTTACAATAAGATGGCAAAACAAATAACAACAGGCTATAAGCCAAGAGCCCCACAAAAAGAAATACATGAAATGGTTAAAGGTAATCGTTTTAGTGTTGTGGTTGCTCATAGACGAATGGGTAAAACAGTTTGTGCTATTAACCAACTGATACATAGTGCACTCAACTGTGATAAACCTAATCCTAGATTTGCTTATGTAGCACCGACCTACAATCAAGCTAAAAGAATTGCATGGGACTACCTGCTAGAATATACAAGACCATTAGAAGCTAAAGCCAACATTGCTGAACTGCGTGTAGACTTTATGGGCAGAAGGATAAACTTGTATGGGGCAGATAACCCTGACAGTCTGCGTGGAATCTACCTAGATGGGTGCGTTCTTGATGAGATTGGGAACATTAATCCTACACTATTCACAGAGATTGTCAGACCTGCACTAGCAGACCGACTCGGCTACTGCGTAGCAATGGGTACACCGAAAGGACAGAATCACTTTAAAGACTTGAGAGATAGAGGGTCAAGAAGTGAGGGTTGGGAATTATTAGAATTTAAATCTTCTGAAACAGGTATTGTTGATAAGAATGAGTTACTCGCTGCTAAAGCAGAGATGGGTGATGATAAGTATGCTCAAGAATTTGAGTGTAGTTTTAACGCTCCAGTAGAAGGTGCTTACTATTCCTCTATCATTAATGATATAGAAGAACAAAATCATATTATAGACATTCCTAAAGACGAACTAGCAAGGACATATACTGGCTGGGATTTAGGTATGTCAGACTCTACTAGCATATGGGTAGCACAGGTAGTTAATAAAGAAATAAGACTCATAGATTTTGTAGAAAATCATGGTGTAGGTCTTGATTACTATGTAAATTGGCTGCGAGAACATGACTATATGTACGCAACACACATACTACCTCATGATGTCGCTGTAAGAGAATTAGGCACAGGCAAATCAAGAAAAGAGATGTTAGAAGAAGCAGGTTTAAACATTACAGTTGCAACCAAGCTATCAGTAATGGATGGCATTGCCGCAGCAAGAAAAATATTACCACGCTGCTGGTTTGATAAAGATAAAACAAAACAAGGATTAGATGCAATACGGAACTATCGTAGAGTATTTGATGAAAAAAGAAATGTATTTCATGATAGACCTTTCCATGATTGGGCATCACACGCATCTGATGCGTTTAGATACCTAGCAGTTGGTATGGATGAGTCCCCTATGGAAGCATGGACAAAACCACTAGAGATAAACACTTCATGGATAGTATAAATGGCATACGATAAAGAAAATATGAATAGCAAGGAAGATAATGTAGAACTTGCTAACCTAATAGATTCGCATATTAACGACTCATTAGGTTTTATAGAGACTGAAACATCTCAAGACAGACAGACAGCACTAGAGTATTATTTGCGTGAACCTTATGGTAACGAAGTAGAAGGTCGCTCACAAATAGTAACAGGTGAAGTGGCTGAAGTAGTAGATGGTGCACTGCCACAAATTATGAAAGTCTTTACTAGCAGTAATAAAGCTGTAGAGTTTGAGCCAGTTAATGAAGGTGATGGTGCTCTAGCAGAACAAATGACTGCCTATGCTAATCACATATTCTATAAAGACAACAATGGCTTTGAAATCATGCACGACTGGTTTAAAGATGCACTGTTGCAAAAAGTAGGTGTTGTAAAAGCCTATTGGAATGATAAGAAGAATACAACAACAGAAAAATATCAGAATCTGACAGAAGATGAATTAACAATGATTATGCAAGACGAGGAAGTAGAAATCGTTGAGCAAGAAGAAGTAGAAGAAGTAATAGAGCAAGACCCACAACCAGCAGTAGACCCAATGACAGGTCAGCCTATGATGAACGAAGTAGGTGAGCCAGTGATGATGGATGTTCCACCTATTGTAAATGTTTACTACAATGTAAAATGCAAACGCACTAAAGACTATTCTAAAATTAAGATAGAGAATGTAGCTCCAGAAGAATTTTTAATTGATAAAAGAGCAACAACAATAGAAGATTCTGACTTTGTTGCACAAAGAAGTTTAGTAACTCGTTCAGATTTAGTAGCAATGGGGTATGACCCAAAAGTTGTTGAAACATTACCTATGGGTGATACATTAGATTTCACACCAGAGAGGGTAGCAAGATATGGTGCAGGTGAGCAACCTTTTAATACTAATGACTCTAATGATGAATCAATGGAATTGGTTGAGTATTACGAGTGTTATGTAAAAACAGATTTAGATAAAGATGGTATAGCAGAGCTTCACAGAGTTTGCTACGCAGGCAATGAAGTGTTGATGAGTGAGGAATGTGATTATGTTCCTTTTCATAGTATCTGCCCTATTCCAATTCCACACAAATTCTTTGGACAATCTTTAGCAGACAGAGCAATAGACCTACAGTTAATTAAGTCTACAGTTACCCGACAAATGCTAGACAACTTATACTTAACTAACAACTATCGTGTAGGTGCAGTAGAAGGACAGGTTAATCTTGATGACTTACTAACATCTACCGCAGGTGGAGTTATTCGTATTAAGAATCCTAATGCGTTAGTGCCAATGACAGTGCAATCTAGTGCAGCACAATCATTTCCAATGTTGGAATACCTAGATGGTATTCAAGCAAAACGAAGTGGTGTGTCAGATGCACAACAAGGTCTTGACCCTAACCTTCTACAAAATGTAACAGCTACAGCAGTCAGTGCTATGACATCTGCATCACAAGGTAAGCTAGAACTCATAGCTCGTGTATTTGCAGACACAGGTGTAAGTACATTATTCAAAGGTATTATGGCATTGGTATGTAAATATCAAGACAAAGAAAGAATTATTAAAATTAACAACTCTTTTGTTCCTATGAATCCTAGAGAATGGGACACAGAATATAACATTACTGTTAATGTTGGATTAGGTACAGGCGGTAAACAAGAACAACTAGCAACTATGCAAATGATTCTTGCTAAACAAGAAGAAGTTATTAAAGGATATGGTTTAAACAACCCGTTAGTTAATATTAAGCAATACAGAGACACGCTTGCAAGATTTGTAAACATGGCTGGGTTTAAAGACGACAGTCAGTTCTTGATGGAGATATCAGAAGAACAAGCTATGCAAATGGCTCAAGCTGCTGCCCAAGCTCCTAAAGAAGAAGATAGTAATACTAAAGCTGCAATGATTCTAGCAGAAGTAGAAAGAGAAAAAGCACAGATGAAGATGCAAGAGCAAATGGCTAAACTAGAATTAGAGAAACAGCAAACAGAACTTAAAATGCAAAAAGAAATGTTAGAGCTTCAGCAAGAAAAAATGGAGTTTGAAAAAGAAATGGCATTGCGTGAGCTAGAGCTTGCACAAAAATCAGCTAACGACAAACAAAAAACAGATATAAGCAAAACTTCAGAAATTATAAGTTCTTTAGAAAAAATACAAAATATAACAACACCTAAACTATGACCAAATCAGAAGCATTTAGAAATCTTCTACAAAGTCAAGAACTACATGACGAAGTAGAAATGATGAAAAAAGAATTAATGGATTTAATTGTTAATTCTGATGATGATGAACCAAGCGTAAGAGAAGCAGCATATATCAGGATTAAAGTTATTAACGAACTCATGGCTCGTTTTGAATCTATATCAAAAGATGATGAGATTAAAGACAAGGCATGGAAAATAATATAGGCATATAGCCTGTATGGGAAAGCCACACCGAGATGGCACAAGGAAATAAAAATGAGTGATGACACCATGACTTCCGATACAACGGAAAGTGGAAATCTAACAGTAACAGATGCAGCTTCAGCTATTGAAGGTATGTTATCTGCACCAGAGGACTCCACAGAGGAACAACCAGAAGTTGTAGAAGAACAAACCGAAGAAGTAGTAGAAGTAGAGGAAACTGAAGAAGAAGCTGAACCAGAGGTGGAAGAAGAAGTAGAAACCGAAGAAGAAGTAGAAGCTGAAGAAGAATCCGAAGTTGAAGAACCTGAAGTAATTGAGGAAGAACAAACTTTCACCATTAAAGCAGCAGGTGAGGAAAAAGAAGTTACCCTTGATGAGCTAAAGAAATCTTATCAACTTGGCTCTGATTATACTAAAAAGACTCAAGAAGTAGCTGAACAGCGTAAAGTCATTGAGCAAGAAGCTAAAGCTATTATTGAAGCTAGAAAAGTTAGAGATGATTATCAAACTAAATTGCAAGCAATAGAACAATTCTTAACTGGAACTAATGACAATCCAGAAGAATTAGCTGCAATGAAAGAGAACGACCCAGTAGGATATGCAGTTAAGGTCGCAGAAATGACCGAAAAGAAAGAACAATTACAAACAGTGCAGGCTGAAAGAGCTCGTCTTGCCCAAGAGCAACAAACGGAATCTCAAGCACAAATGCAAAAGTTTGTAGAACAAGAACAAATAAAACTAGCAGAATCCTTACCAGAGTTTTCAGACAAAACGAAAGGCGAACAAGTCAGAAATGACATTCGTAGCTACGGAAAAAAGGTTGGTTTCACAGACGAGGAATTATCTCAAGTCTATGACTCTCGCCATGTATTGGTATTACATAAAGCAGCACAGTACGACAAATTAATGGCAGGTAAAGCTGGTGTTAAGAAAAAAGTCGCTAAAGCACCCAAGACTGTAAAGTCTGGAGCTAAAGTAAAGCAGAATGTAACCGACATACAGAAAAAACAAATGAAACGGCTACAGCAAACTGGTGATGCCAGAGATGCCGCAGCTATTTTTGAAAACTTTATTTAAGGAAAAACAATGGCAGAATTTAGAACTTATACAGCGATTGGTCAAAGAGAAGATTTAAGCAACACTATCTTCAACATTGCACCAACCGAAACACCAGTAGTTTCATCTATTGGTAAAACAAAGGCAACAGCAACATATCATGAATGGCAAACTGATGACCTAGCAGCAGCTAGTGCAGCAGGCTTAATTGAAGGTGCTGATGCTTCAGGTGCTTCTGATACTCCTACAACTCGTGTAGGTAACAGAACACAAATTCAAGGTAAAACAGTACATATCTCTGGAACTCTTGATGCAGTTGATAAAGCTGGTCGTAAAACAGAAACAGCTTACCAACTAGCTAAAGCAGGACAAGAACTAAAACGAGACATGGAAAAAACTATTCTTGGTAATGTAGCTGCAAGTAATGGTACTGCTGGTTCAGCAGCTAGACTACTTGGCTCTATTCAATCATGGCTTGGTACTAACTTTGTAACAATGACAGATGGTGTTGCTCCTGTTGGTGCTAACGGCACAGCCGCTAGAACAGAAGGTGCTACTGCTTCTGCATTTACAGAAGCTAAACTAAAAGATGTTGTTAAATCATGTTTTGAAAATGGTGGTAACCCAACTCTATTAGTTGTACCGCCAACACAAAAACAAGTAGTATCTACTTTTACTGGTATTGCAGAGCAGCGTTATCAAGCTCCTGCTGCTAAAGCAACTACTATTATTGGTGCTGCTGATGTTTACTTATCAGACTTTGGTACTTTATCTGTTGTACCTGACAGATTTATGACTGCTGATACAACTCCAGATGCAGAGCAAGCATTAGTGCTTGACCCAACAATGGCATCTGTTGCTACACTACGACCATTTGAGTCAAATCTATTGGCTAAAACTGGTGACAGTGAGAAGCATCAAATGCTTGTTGAGTACACTCTACAAGTATCTAACGAGAAAGCACATGGTATCGTTGCTGACTTGGCAGTTTAATTTAGGTTAAACATTATATTGCCCCTTCGGGGGCAGTATTATTATTGAGAATAAAATGAGAAAATTCAAAGAACATAATACAGATGATGGCAAGATTGTAGAGACCAATCAAGATGTAACTGACATCATTGAAAAGAATAAACAAGAATACAATAACAGCTCAACAAAATGGGGTGAGGATGTCTTTGATAACAAGATAGCTTCTATACCTTTAACTGTTATTGATAAGTTAAACCAACAAGGAATAATGAGAGGGTTTCATGTATTAGACCAAAAGAAATTCTTTGCATGGTTAAACGACCCAGACAATAGATTTTTTAGAACAAAACAGGGCAGAATCTAAATGGCATTTTTTACAGATTACACAACGCTACAAGCGACTATAGCTGATTATTTAGCTCGTTCTGATTTAACAACCCAGATACCAGAGTTTATAAGATTAGCAGAAGATAGACTTGTCAGAGACTTACGAATTAGACAAATGCTTAAAGTTGCTACGGCAGATACAACAGCAGGTGATGCAACAGTATCTTTACCTTCTGATTTTATTGCTATGAAAGATTTGCATTTACAAGGCAACCCACCACAAACAATTAAATTTTTATCTACAAGTAATTTCTTTAGAAATGCACATACCGCAGAATCTGGATTACCTAGTAGATATACACTGCTCGGTGCAGAGTTTCAATTTGCTCCTATCCCTGATAGTGTTTACACGCTACAAATGGTTTACTTTTATAAACCAGAATATTTAAGCGGCACTAATTCATCTAACCTTTGGTTAGCAGATACACCTGATTTATTACTTTACGCTGCACTAGGTGAAGCAGAACCATATTTGATGAATGATGAAAGACTTAACACATGGGCAAGTATGTATGACAGAGGAGTAAACGCTCTACGCAAGAGTGATGACGAATCTGAATACCCTGCTCAACCACTTACTATTACTAACTCAACGAGGTAAATTATTATGGCTGAAATGTCGGATTATTTAGAAGTCGCACTTCTAAACGCAACACTTAACGGAACTGCTTTTACAGCAGTTAATGACCCTTATGTATCATTACACACAGCAGACCCAACAGATGCAGGAACTGGTACAGAAGTTTCTGGCGGTGCTTATGCTAGAACTACTGCTTCTTTTGCTACAGCTTCAGGAACATCAGGTTTAGTTGCTACAGATGCAGATGTTACTTTTCCAACTTGCACAGCATCATGGGGAACTGTAGGATGGATTGGTTTATGGGATTCTGCTAGTGGTGGTAATATGTTATACCACACAGCACTAGATGCTTCTAAAACTATTGATACAGGTGATATATTTAAAATCACTACAGGCAACTTAACTGTAGAATTAGCGTAAGGATAAAATATGGCTCTTATCGTAAAAGATAGAGTAAAAGAAACCACTACGACAACAGGTACAGGCACAGTTACATTAGCTGGAGCAAGTGCAGGTTTTCAATCTTTTGCTGCTATAGGTGATTACAATACAACTTACTATGCTATTACAAGTGATGGTAACAGCTACGAAGTAGGTCTAGGTACTTATACAGCTTCAGGTACAACTTTAAGCAGAGATACTGTATTAGAGTCTAGCAATAGTGGTAATAAAATTACTTTAGCTGGTACAAGTGATGTATTTTGTACTTACCCTGCTGAAAAAGCTGTAGTTCAAGATGCAGACAACACAGGTATAGCACCACAGCTAGGTGCAACCAATGGTATTTTTATAAATAATTCAATTATAGGAACTAACTACACAGTCCCTACAGGTTACAATGCAATGTCAGTATCTCCTGTAACTTTATCTAGTGGAGTATCAGTCACAGTTCCTGCTTCTAGTAAATGGGTGGTTATATAATGTCAAGTACAATAAATGCAGATACAACTAATGGTGTTGTAGTTACATCAGATACAAGTGGTGAGATAAAACTACAAAGTGCAGGAGCAGATATTGCTACAGTTAGTAGTGCGGGTATTGCAATGGCTAGTGGTAAAACTTTAACAGGTGATGCGGTTTTAAATGGTAAAATATTACAAACAGTTGAATTTACAAATAATAGTCAAGTAATAGTAAATACTACTGTAGTTGCACCAAGCACGCCTTATGATACATTTACAAAAGCAACAATAACACCATCATCAACATCAAGTAAAATTTTAATATTTGTACAACAGTCTTGGTTTCAAAGTGCTACTACTAGTTCTCAAGGTATGGGGTTTAGAGTGCAGCGTGGTTCAACATACATAACAACTCCAGCTACATTTACTGCATCATATCAGGGAGTCGCTACTAGAAGTCATGCATATACTCCAATAATTGCATATGATTCTCCAAATACCACAAGTAGCGTTACATATACTGTAATGGGGTATCATCATACTGCCAATGGTGAAGTTAGAATGCAATATGGGTCTAGTCAGAGTTCTTCTTCAATTATTCTTATGGAGGTAGCTGGATAATGGATAAATACGAAGCTATATTAAAATTGTATCCTAATACAGCAATAATTCGTGATGATATTGCGTATGATATTAATAATAACGAAGTTGTATATGATAAAGCTTTAGTTCAAGCTGAAATTGATGCTAATTCTTATATAGAAAAAAGACAAGCAGAATATCCAAGTTTTATTGACTACCTAGATGGCATTGTAAAAGGTGACCAAGCACAAATAGATAAATACATAGCAGACTGCCAAGCAATTAAAGACAAATATCCAAAAACATCAGAGGAAACAGAATGAGCGTAACAATTAACGGCATAGGTTTTGTAGAAAACAGCACAACGCTAGACACAAGCTACACACTAGCAGATAATAGAAATGCTATGACAGCAGGTGCTATTACTGTAGCTGATGGTGTTACAATAACAGTAGGCGATGGTTCTACATGGACAGTGGTCTAATGGTAACTAAAGTAAACGGAAATAGCACAAGTACATTTGGCGGTGATGTAGATGTTACAGGTAATGTGATTACAGATGCACCAGCGTTTGGTGCTTGGCATGACACAGCACAAACAATAACAACTAGCACTTTTACAAAACTAACATTTACTACAGAAGAATTTGATACTAACTCTAATTTTGCTTTATCTAAATTTACACCTACAGTAAAAGGTTACTATCTTTTAACTGGTGCTTTTGCGATTAGTCAAATGAATGGAACTCAAATCCTTTCTATTTATAAAAATGGTAGTGAGTTTAAAAGAGGTTCACTTCGAAGCGATAATGCTACTGCATCTTCTAGACATACGACAATATCTACAATAGTGTATGCTAATGGTAATACAGACTACTTTGAATTATATGGTTATCAAGGCAGGGGTTCTAATGCTACTACAAGAAATGACCAAAGATGGACTTATTTTAATGGTGTTTTAGTGAGGGCAGTATGAGTACAGTAAAATCAAAAAAATTACAAGTCGGAACAGATGCTAGAGCAACTAATAACTTTACTATCTATCAACCATCTACACCTGATGGCACATTAAGGATTGGTGTAGGTAATGCAGATAGTCCTACAGAGGTAGGTAGGTTTGACAGTAATGGATATGTAGCAACTAATACACCAGCGTTTAGTGCTTATAAATCATCAGACCAAAGTTTGTCTGCAAATACTCAAGTAAAAATCACATTTGATACAGAATTACATGACAATCAATCAGCTTATAGCAGTAGTCGTTTTACTGTTCCGTCTGGTCAAGGCGGAATATATTTAATTGGATTTAATCTAGTTTATAGCAATGCTATAAATGTTAGATGTCAAGGAAGAATATATAAAAATGGGGTATCAATAGTAACAACTGAAAGCTATGCAAATGTAGCTGGTCAAGACCCAAATTGCACAACAACATTTCTATTACCTTTAATAGCTGGTGATTATATTGAAATATATGGATATGTTACTACAGTTCATTCAGTAAGGTCAGTAGTCAATGAAACATTTTTTTGGGGATATAAATTAGCATAAGGAGAAAACAATGGCAACATTATATGACAAGATTTTATTAGCAAACACAAACATAACAGCAGATGACTTTGCACCTGATACAGGCACAATCGTCTTGCAAAACGATGCAACTACACCACCATCTGGTAAGGTAGCAGTCGGTAACGATTACATCAGAGAATGGAATCACGCAACAGAAACTCAACCAACACAGGCAGAAATTGACGGAGTGTAATAAATGACTATTAGGTATAAGAAAATAATGGATATGAATGGCAATGATTATGCGTATGGTGTTGTTAGAACATCTGATAATGAGTTTGTACCATTTGACCCTTCTAGTCCTGATTATCAAGTATATTTACAATGGGTAGCTGAAGGCAATACAACTGGTGAAGCAGACTTGCCACCAATATATGTGGAGACTAACTAATGACTATTAGTATAAAGCCTACCTCAACAGAAACAATTATCCAACAAAATGGCACTGATTCTTTAGTATTTGATAATGATGGAAATGTTGAAAGCAGACAAAGTTTATACCCTACTGTTCCAGCGTTTTCTGCAACATTAGGAACAACTCAAACAATATCAAATGCAACATGGACTAAAGTTCAGTTAGATACAGAAGAATTTGATACAACATCTGCTTTTGATTTGAGCAATTCTCGCTTTACCCCTCAAGTAGCAGGGTATTATGATGTACAAACTCATATTAGATTTGAATATAGCACAATGACACAACATAATGTTTCTGTGTATAAAAATGGTGTTACTTATAAACAAACTGCGTTAGTTAGAGGGCAGACATCTCCATCTGAAGCTGGAGGTTCATCTTTAATATATATGAATGGCTCAACAGATTACATAGAATTATATGGATATCTTGGTGGAACTGGAACTATTAAATTTCAAACACCCAATGACGCTGCAAGACCACGCTTTTCAGCACAATTAGTAAGCTACAAATATATAGCTCCTCCATCAACACAGACACCTACTGAAAGTGATAATCTACAAGCATTTAGTGGTACTGGTTCAGATGCTACATGGACTGTTCCTAATGGAGTTAGTAGGGTACTTGTTAAAATATGGGGAGCTGGTGGTGGACATCCAACTTTTGGTGGTGCAGGTGGATTTACAAAAGGTTTATTGGTAGTTACAGCAGGTGAAACATTAACATTCCGAGTAGGTAAAACCCATACGGCAGAAGATAGTGGCACAGACTGTTCAGGTCAATGTTCAGGAAAAGACTTTATTGGTGGCTTTGGCGGTGGTGGTCGTGGTAGAGAAGGTAATGGTGGTGGCGGTGGTTCTTACATATTTAGAGGTGGCACTAATTTGGGTAATGTTTTAGCTGCCGCAGGTGGTGGCGGTGGAGCAGGTGCTCAAGGTAATATGGTTGGTGCTCCATATTATGGTGGTGCAGGTGGTGGAGATTCTGGTTTAGCAGGTAAAGGTTATGGTACATACCCTACTGGCGGTGGTGGTGGAGGTACTCAATCATCTGGTGGTTTAGGTTCTCCTGCTGGTGCTAGTGGATATTCAACAACAGGCTCAACTTACAATGGTGGTACATTACAAGGCGGTAGTATTGCAGGAGGTGGCGGCTATGGTGGTGGTGGAGGTGGCGGTTACTATGGTGGCGGCTCTGGTGCTAAATCATATCCTACAGGGGTAAGTAATGGTTGGGTTCATGTAGGTGCAGGTGGTGGTTCTGGATATTCAGGTGGATTAACAGATGTAACTACCGAAGCAGGTTCTAACTACAATGGTTCAGCAGGTTATGCAGGTGGGGATAATGAAGTTGATTGGGTAAATTATGGCATACCACAATCTGATGGCAGAATTAATGTTTACTACATATAAGGATAAGGAAATAAAATAATGGCTAGTATAAAACTAAAGGGAGACACATCTGGTGAAGTTATCATATCAGCACCATCAGTTGCTGGAAATGCGACATTAGAGCTACAAGCCACAAGTGGTACATTAGCAACAACTGCACAAGCTAGTATAGGTTTAAAGAACCTTATCATTAATGGTAATATGCAGATAGCACAGAGGGGGACGAGTTTTACAGGTTTAACAGGAATATCTTACAATTTAGATAGATGGGAAACAACTGCTTATACTATGACTGGTGGGCAATATCAAGTTAACCAAAGCACTGATGCTCCTAAAGGATTTGCGTATAGCCAAAAAATAAGCTGCACAACAGCACACACACAAGATGTAAATAACCAATTTTATATTCAGCAACAAATAGAAGGAGTAAATTCTTCACAATTAAATTATTTTGTAGCATCGCCTGATACAGTAACACTTTCTTTTTGGGTTAAAGCAAATTTAACAGGAAGCTACGCTTGTGCATTAAAATTAAGTGATAATGGTTCTTCTGAAAACAACACCTCAACAAAAGTTTATAATACAACATATAGTATATCTTCAGCAAACACTTGGGAAAAGAAAACAGTAACTATTGTATTGGACTCTGCTGTTGGCGATGTACAGGTTGTAGACAATAGATTTGCTGTGTCAGTTCAATGGTGGTTAGGTGCTGGAACAAGTAGGGATGGTGCTGCGGCAAATTCTTGGATTAATTATGGAAATGTTTCAACGGATGCTGATAATTTAGATTTATTAGGTAGCACATCAAATGAATGGTACATCACAGGTGTACAACTAGAAGCAGGTACAACAGCAACACCTTTTGAAAACCTTATGTACTCACAACAGTTAGCTATGTGTCATAGGTATTATCAAAGGTTTCAAGGGGGAGCTGCTTTTACTTCAGGTATAGTTGGATGTTACAATGCTACCACATCAGTTAGAGCATTACATAATCATATAGTACCATTTAGAGCTAGTCCAACTTTTGGTTATTCAGCACTATCTCATTTTGATTTAGAACCTTTTGATGCACAACCAACTTCCTTGTCAGCACTTACAACTGGTAATTTATATCAAGCAGATGTAGCTGCAGTTGACCCAACAGCAAGGGTTAGAGGTTATGCAGCAACTATTACTTGCGACAATTCAACAGGATATTTTGATTTTTCTGCGGAGCTATAAATTATGTATAAAATAATAAGATACAAAGGTGTAGAAGGACAAAATCAAACTATTCAATGTATTTTTAGAATACAAGATAATGCCTCTATTCCATTGGATGAAAAAAACACAGACTATCAAGAATACCTAGAATGGGTAGCAGAAGGTAACACACCAGAAGAAGAAGAATAATGTACGGCTTATCTGCATTTTCACAGAGTCCATATTCTGCATTAGGCACTATAACAAAAACAGGTGCTGCACAAATACAAGGTGTAGGCACTCTCACAGCTAGTGCATTAAGAGAAAGAACTGCTGTTGCATCTATCAGTGCAACTGCTACTTTAACGGCAGATGGGTTAAGAATACAGCTTGCTAATGCAAGTATTAATGGTCAAGCGACTGTTACTGCATTAGGTGGTCTGATTAATAATGCAACAGGTTCTATTACTGGCACTGCAACTGTTACTTCTAATGCTGTTTATGTAGCATTTGGTAGTGGTGATATAAGTGGTCGTGCAACACTGACTGTCGCTTTATCAGGTTCTATTATTTATGCTGATGCAAGTATTAGTGGTACAGCTACACTAACTGCTGATGGATTAAGAATACAATTTGGTGATGCTAGTATTACAAGCACTGCTACTGTAACAGCGTTAGGTGGATTGATAGCAACAGGAAGTGCAAGTATAGAGGGAGTAGCAACATTAGAATTACCATCAACCACTGTAATAAGACACGCAGATGCTTCTGTAAATGGTGTAAGTACAGTAGTATCATTAGGAACTTTACTTGGTGAAGAATGGACTGATGTTCCTGTAGAAAATAATACATGGTCAGCAGTATCAGCAGGTAGTAATGTATGGACAGATTCAACAACAGGAACTAATAAATGGAAACGACAAGGATAAAACATGGCAAAAACTAAAATATCAGAATGGGACAGTGTTGCAGCTAACAATACTGACATAAACAATATTAACATAAATGAAGGATGTCCTCCCAGTACCATTAACAACGCTATTCGTGAAACAATGGCACAAGTTAAAGATTACATAGATGGCTCTAGTGGTGATTATCTTGTTAATA